GTGGAACACCCATCAGGATCAGGTTAAACAGAAAGCCGTGTATTCCTTCACCTGCGCCTGCTGCGGACAGAGCCTTTCGGCTTATGGCAACTCGGCCCGTAAGTACTGCTCTCACGCCTGCTATATCGCGGCTCGTTTCAAAGGTGGTGTGCAGGCATGAGTACGGAGCAGTTTGAAGCAGAAAAAAACTATCAGGTGTTGATGTCTATGGCAAAAAGCCTCCGCAATAAGGGTCTGCTGACGGAGGAAGAATATGCGGAAATTGATACAAGACTCAAGGCAAAATACCAGCCATTATTCGGCACATTATTATCCGAAAATAGCTTGCAATAAAGGCCGTTCAGAGTGATCTATGTGTACTGGAAAGGAGTGATTTCTCTTGAAAAATGTAACTAAAATCGAGCCGGTCAAGCCCATAATGCCGGAGCTCAAGAAGGTCGCCGCCTACGCCAGAGTATCCATGGAATCAGAAAGATTGCAGCACTCACTGGCCGCGCAGGTAAGCTATTACAGCGACCTCATTCAGAAGCACCCCGGCTGGAAGTACGCAGGCGTTTACGCCGACGACGGTATCTCCGGCACCAAAACAACGAAGCGTGATGAGTTCAATCGTATGCTTCAGGATTGCGAGGACGGGAAAATCGACATCATCCTCACAAAGTCCATTTCCAGATTTGCCAGAAACACGGTTGACCTTCTTACAACCGTCCGGCGTCTGAAGGAGCTGGGCATCAGCGTCCGCTTTGAGAAAGAAAAAATCGACTCTCTCTCCGAGGACGGAGAACTGATGCTTACGCTGCTTGCCTCCTTCGCACAGGAGGAAATACGGTCACTGAGCGACAATGTAAAATGGGGCACCCGCAAGCGCATGGAAAAAGGCATACCGAATGGCCATTTCACCATTCTCGGTTACGAGTGGGAGGATGACCATCTCGTCATTGTTCCAGAGGAGGCCGCCATCGTGCGCCGCATCTACCAGAATTTCCTTGACGGAAAATCCCGACTGGAAACAGAGAGAGAACTGGCCGCCGAGGGCATCACGACAAAAAAAGAGGATTCCGTTTTGTTGATTCCAACATTAAGGTCATCCTCACGAACATCACCTACACCGGCAACCTACTCCTGCAGAAGGAATTCATCGCGGACCCGATTAACAAGCAGCGCCGCAAAAACCACGGTGAGCTGCCGCAGTATTATGTGGAAAACACCCACGAGCCGATCATCAGCATGGAGACCTTCCAGTATGTGCAGGAGGAAATGGCCCGACGAAAAGAACTCGGTGCTCTGGCAAACAAAAGCCTGAACACCTGCTGCTTCACCGGCAAAATCAAGTGCGGCGCCTGCGGATGCAGCTTCATGCACAATGTCCGGAAAAACAGAGCCAAATCGGTAAGTCTTTACGGAGAGCAATACGCCACTTGGGGCTGCGGAACGAAAAAGAAAAAAGGCTCCACCTGCCGCATGAAGGAAATCCCGGAGGTCATCCTCCAACAGGTGTGCGCGGAGGCATTGGGCCTTTCAGAGTTTAGCGAGTCTGCATTTTCTGAGCTTGTCGATTGGATTGAAGTGCCGAAGGACTACCTTCTGATATTTCACTTCAAAGACGGTACCGAGCGGACTGTCACATGGAAATCCACGGCCAAAGCAGATGTGTGGGACGATGCCTACAAGGACCGCCAGCGCGAGTGGGTGAAGAAGCACATGGCCAATTCTGACAGCTTTTCAGAGTTTACTACGCGCTTCAGATGCGGCGCCTGCGGCAGCTCCCTGCGACGGGCCAGTCAGCCCAGCAAAACAGCTGAAGGTGGAAAGCAAGCCTACTGGCGCTGCTCCTGCCCGGATTGCACGAACCACAAAGGCTACCGAGAAGACTTCCTGATTGCCTACACAAATGAGGTCTTGGGCCTTGAGGAGCGCGACCCGGATGCCTTCCGTAACCAGATTGATTACCTTGAGGCGGCGACACCTCTGGAACTGGTGTATCACTTCAAAGACGGCCGTGAGGTGCATCACGACTGGCCAAAGGCGTACCCGCGCCCTAAATGGACCGATGCGCAGAGAGCAAAATTCGCAGAGAGCGCAAAGACTGCATTTCCACCGGAACGTCGGCAGGCAATGAGTGAAAAAATGAAGCAGATAAGGAGTGAGCGGAAATGGCCCAGCAAAAAGGAAAAATAACAACGATACCGGCGACCATTTCCCGATTTTCAAAGTCGCCAATCAACGAGCAGAAAAAACGGCGGACGGCTGCCTACGCTCGTGTCAGCACAGACCAAGAGGAACAGCTGACCAGCTACGAGGCGCAGGTCGATTATTACACATCATACATTCAGGGCAGGGACGATTGGGAATTCGTTCATGTGTACACCGACGAAGGCATCACCGGCACAAACACCAAAAAGCGCGAAGGCTTCAAAAAGATGGTCGAGGATGCCCTCGACGGAAAAATTGACCTGATCCTCACAAAATCCGTCAGCCGCTTTGCCCGAAATACGGTAGATAGTCTTACGACAATACGCCAGCTCAAGGAAAAAGGTGTAGAGGTTTATTTTGAAAAGGAAAACATATGGACCTTTGACGGCAAGGGCGAGCTTCTCCTGACCATCATGTCCAGCCTTGCTCAAGAGGAAAGCCGCTCTATTTCCGAAAACTGCGTCTGGGGCCAGAGAAAGCGCTTTGCAGACGGAAAGGTTTCAGTGCCATTCGGACGATTCCTCGGTTACGACAGAGGGCCGGACGGAAACCTCGTAGTCAATCCGGAGGAGGCCATCATTGTACGACGCATTTTCGGCATGTACATCTCTGGCATGACCCCCTACGGAATCGCAGAAACACTCACATCCGAGGGGCTGCCTTCTCCGGGAGGAAAAGAACACTGGAACGCACAGACCATCAACCGTATGCTGGCCAATGAAAAATACAAAGGCGATGCGCTGCTACAGAAAACCTTCACGGTCGATTTCCTCACTAAAAAGAAAAAGAAGAACGAGGGCGAAATCCCGCAGTACTATGTGGAAGGTAATCATGAGGCAATCATCAGCCCGGAGCTTTTTGAGCAGGTGCAGCGCGAACTTGCCCGGCGCAGCAAAGGGAAAAACCGGCACAGTGGTGTACACCTTTTCTCCGGCAAAATCAAATGCGGCCATTGTGGAAGCTGGTACGGCTCAAAGGTCTGGCACTCAAACAGTCCGTACCGCACTACCATCTGGCAATGCAATCACAAGTTCGACGACAAGGAACACCCTTGCAAAACGCCACACCTGACGGAGGATGAGATTAAAGCGGCATTCCTGTCAGCTGTCAATAAGCTGATACCTGACAGACAGCGTTACATTTGGGAATTCAAAGAGCTTCAGGCAACGGTTCTTGACACCGGCGCCCTTACTGCAGAGAAAACCGCGCTGGAGCAGGAGCTGATGGTCGTATCGGAAATGATGCAGCAGAGCATTTACGAAAACGCCCATACTGCTCTGGATCAGACTGAATTTCAGAAAAACTATACCAGCCTCAGTGAGCGCTTCGATAAAGCACAGGCCCAGCTGGACGAGATAACGGAAGCCCTGAGTGATAAGCTCTCCCGGCAAGCCACGATAAAGGATTACCTTGCTTCGCTGGAAAAGCTGGACGGCCCGGTTACAGAATTCAACACTGCGAGCTGGACCAGCCTCGTGAATTTTGTCACCGTATTTTCCAAGGACGACATCCGAGTAACCTTCAAAGACGGAACCGAGATAAAAGCATAAGCCCATAAAAAGCGATGCCTCCTGACCATTGATATGCTCCCACATTACGGCCGGGAGGCTTTTTCAATTTGAGCAAAATAATAACCGGGCATTCCCGGCTTCAAAACTTACCCTGCAAAACTGAACTTACCCTGCAAGCGGCAAATCCCGTATGCGACCATTAAATTGTATCAAACTCTGGACTTTCATATCCAGAAACGTCAGCCCGCCCAGCTTTTTCTGAAATTCCTCCAGACGCTTCTGCCGTGTCTTTTCCACAGTCTGCCCGCAGATTTCCGCAAACTCTTTTTTGAGGTCGGTGAGAAACAGCGGGTCAATGACCTTGTGGATATTCTCGATGGA